GTCCTGATATCCGGATCGTCCAAGTCCTTGTACCATTTGTTTCTGCCGCAACGGTCGCATTGCATGACCGTCGCATTGTCGATACGCGCCATAATCGGCTCCTTACTGTTTATTCGGCCTCATAATCGACGGACATCACGCCGCCCGAGACCTTGACGATTTTCTTGCTGATAGTCGCGTTGACGGTGATGCCCGTGAGATTATCCCTTGCGGTCACGGTGTCGCCCACGTCAAACACGATGCCCGAATCCTCATGCACGGTGACCTTCACCTCACCCTCGGACTGCAGATCCTGTAGTTTCTCACAGGTCTTCTGATTCAGCTCGGCGGTTTCGGCGTTGCTGTAGTCGTAGACCTGCGTTATCTCGTCCACGCCCCTGAGCGACTGGGTCTGGCTGACGTTGCCTTTCGCGTCCGCATACCAGTGGACGACCACGCGGGCCGCCAAATCGCCCTTGCCTAGGCCTATGAGATGATTCGGGTTCCTCCACGTGCGGGTCGCGTCGAAATCGATGAGGTCACTGTCAATCGCATCGCCGTAATGCGCAACCGGCTCAGCCCAAATGTTGACCCGGCCAGACGCATAAGCGAGCCTGAGCTTCAGCCCGCTGGCCTCGCACATCTTCTGCAAACCCGTATAGCAGTCCGCGTAGCGGTCGAACTGGTATTGTTTGATGGTCGGGTCGTCACTGCCGTCAGGCGGTACAACCGCGTCGAACACCGAATCAAGCCCTACGCGGCTGATGAGCGAGCCGATGACCGTGCTGGCCGTGCCGCTCACGGTGAGATAATCCCTGCCCCTATCCGGCTCGAGGATTTTGTTCGCGAGCACGCCGTGCCATGTGCGCCCCGAGTAGGTGAGGGTGCTGACGCCGGCAGTGAGCTGGTCTTCCATCGCATCGACCACGCCACCGCATTCGCTGCCGTCGATGTAGATATAGGCACCCGCGTCGATGGTGGACGCGCCGCTCACGACAAGTTCGAAATCGTTTTCCTCCTTGCCCCACGCGCAATCCAGAGTGTAGTCGACGGCGGAACGGACATCGACGTGATTGGAATCGGTGATAATCAGATCCACCATGACGGCGTGCTCCTCTCCTGGATCACTGTCAAATCAAAGCCGAACCCGTTCCACTGCACCTGGTGTTCCCCGGCCGGCAACGGCTGGAAAATATAAGTGCCGCCGTTGAGGCCGCTGCCTCGTTCGCCCTTGTCGAACACGTTCGTGGTGTCGCCGTTTTCGGCGGTCATGACGATGCTTCGTTGCCCCTCCACGCTGTTGACGGTCACATACGAGCCCGAGGGGATGTCCACGTCGAGCGCGTACCGGTTGCCGCCGATGATGATGGCCGGCTGTGAGACCGGCCCGTAGACCACCAGTTCGAACGGCATCGGCGAGACGGCATCGTTCACGACCGAAGCGTTTCGTGTCGTCGGCAGGTAGTCGTGAGGGTAATCGTGCGGGTAATCAAGGTCGAGGCCCGGTTGCAGCGCATCCGACCAGAAATGCTGCACGTCGTCACGCTTGTGCCACAGGCCGTCAAGCAATGCGACCGTGAGCGCGTACTTCGCGGGGCCGGGCGGATCATAGGATGGTTCGATGCCGGTGATGAGCGCGGTCTGCGACCAGCCGTCCACGGTGAGCAGGCCGGCGTCATCCTTGCTGCGGGATGACGCCACGGCCTTGACGTCCGCGTCGAACAGTTCGCTCGCCACGTCCAGCACGTTGAGGTCGGCGCACGTGGCCTCCAATTGGACGCTTGACGCGTTGAGGGAGGCGGAGTCAATGCCGTGCGCGGCCAACTCCACCTCCCATGCGTGCGTGCGCAGGCTCTCGATGCGTTTGACCATGAGACCGGCCGGGTCGATGAGATCAACGACGCTGGTCGGAACGGCGCGGCTTGATCCTCCGCCTCGCCGGTAGGTCATCGACTGCATGACTGTCCTCCTGTTTTAGACGAGACCAAGCCTGCGCTTCTCTTCGCGGATGGTCATGGATGGCGTGTACTTAGCGATGGTCGGCCCCAAATCACCGTGCAATGCCTGCAGGTCGGAGCGCAGGCCGCGAAGCTCCACAAGCATCGACGCGAGGTCTGCGAGCCCATTCCCGGTTTCAGGCAATGGGGCGGAGCCCTCCACACCAATGGCGGAGCGCAACGTCATCGGCTGGAATGCCGACTGTGCGGCGGCCGTGACACCCTGCATCCGCTTCGCGATGTCACGCTGCAATGCGGGGGTGGCCTTGTCAATGCCCTCGCTGATGCCGGGCGGGATGTAGCGGCCGACTTCGTCGCGGAACACGCGGGACGGCGAATGGATGCCGAGCGCTTCCTTCGCCTTATCGACCAGTCCGGAAAGCGCGCCCTTGATCTTGTCGTACAATCCGCCGATGGCACCGCTGATGCCGTTCCACAGACCACTGATGAGCTGCGAGCCGGCGTTTTTGAGCAGCGAGCCAGCTCCGGCGAACACGCCCTTGATGGCGCTCACGATGCCCGACACCAAGCCGCCGACCGCTCCGGCCGCGTTGGAAAGAATCGATTTGAAACTGTTCCAAGCTCCCGACCAGTTGCCGTTGATGAGGTTGGTGACCATGCTGATGACACCGGAAATAACGCCGACCACGCCCTGGATTACGCCTTGTATGCCGTCGATGACACCCGACACATATGGGAGCATCGCCTGCACCGCAGGCAACAACGTACCGGTGATGAATCCGATGATTGCGCTCACTACCGAGCCGACCACGCTGATGATGCTCTGGATGACCGGCATCAGCTGTTGGATGATGCCTGTGATGCCCGAGACCGCATCGGTTATGACTGGCACGAGCTGTTGGATGAGCGGCGTGATGGCGGTGACCAGCTGGCTAACGAAATCCATGACCTGCTGGATTACCGGGACGAGCGCGGAGGCGAGCTGGCTGATGACTTGGCCTATCATCGACACGATCTGCGAGGCGACCGGCAGCAGCGCGGCGATGATGTCCGCCAACGGTGGCAGCAGGCTGGACACGAGCTGGCCGATGAGCGGCATGAGCGAGCTGAGCGCGTTCATGAGCGGTTCGATGATCGTCGGGATGAGCGGTGCCAGCGACTGGAGTATGTCGCCGAACACTGGGATGAGCTCCGCGACAGAAGCGGTGATCACCGGCATGACCTGTTTGAACATGTCCTGCAGGCTTTTGCCGAACGCATCGAACGTCGGCTTCATTCCCGCGATCGTGTTCTTGAACAGGTGGAACGCGCCGGTGACCTGCGTGCCGAAGGCGTTGCGCAGTTCCGGCACCGTGGCGATGAGCGTGCCCAACGCTGCGACGACGATGCCGATGGGTCCGCCCAACGCGCTCAACGGGCCGGACAATCCGCCGAGCACCCCGCCGAGCAACGGAATCTTGGACAGCAATGGTGCGATGCCGCCTGCTCCGAGGGCCATGAATGCAGCTATCAGAGGGGCGATGGCGCTCTTCACGGGTTTGAATATCTCGCCGAGCCAGTTGAATACGCTGCCGATGGCGTTGATCGCGTTCTGGAACGGTTCAGGCAGGAGCGTCACCAGATCCGAGAACAGGCTCGGGATGACTTTGACGACGCTCTGGGCGATGACCTTCACGCGGGGCAGGATGTTCTTCAACGCAGTGCCGATGGAGTCGGCGAGCTGCTGGCTGAGAGCGCCCATGTCGGCGTTCTCGTTGCCCAGTCCGGCGAGCCAGTTCTGCCATGCGGCCTTCATCGAGTTCACGGACCCCTCGATGGTGGTCGCCGCCTCCTTGGCGGTCGTGCCGCTGATGCCGAGGCTCTTCTGCACTCGGCTGATGGCCTCGGTCACGTCGGCGAACGAATCGATGGAAAGGTCGTTGCCTTCCTTCATCACGCCCGGCAGCTTGTTCGCGTCGGCGATGAGCCGCTGCATTTCCGTCTTGGTGCCGCCGTAGCCGAGCTTGAGGTTGTCCAGCATCGCGTAATTGCCGCGAGCAAGCGACTGATACGTCTGTTGGATGGTCTGGATGTCGGTGCCCATCTTGTTGGCGTTGTCCGACATGTCGATGATGGCCTGATTGCCCATCTCTGCGGCCTTGGCGGTGTCCCCGCCAAGCGAACTGACCAACGAGGCCGCGAAGCTCGTGACCTGGTTCATATAGTCGTTCGCGCCGACGCCGGCCGTCTTGTACGCTTCGGCCGCGTACTTCTGCACAGTGCCGGAAGCGCCCTTGAACAGGGTGTCGACGCCGCCGACCGCCTGCTCCCACGTGGCATACGCGCCCAACGCCTGCTTGCCGGTGGCCACCAGCGTGCCGCCGATGGCTGCCACACCTGCTCCGATGGCGGCGACCGCTCCCGTGGCGAGGCCCTTGATATGGGCGACCGCGTTTTGGGCGAGGTTTTTGAACGAGTTGCCTGCGCTGGAGGCGAGGTTGCCGAGCGTGCTGCCGATTGCCCCGGCGGCGGTCTGTGCTCCGGCTGGGAGTTTGGACCATACGGCTCCGGCGGCGGTGGCGATGTTGCCGAAGTAGTTCTTGGCTACGTTGGCTACTGGTGCGAGTTTCTGCCCTACTTTTCCTGCGGCATCTCCGATGGCGGAGCCGATTTTGCCGCCGAATGAGCGGATGGGTGCGGTCCAAGTAGCGACTGCCGTTTTGATGGTGTTGCCGGTTCTGCTTCCCCAGTCGCGAATCGGTTGCGTCCATGCGGTGATTGCCGCGCCGATTGGTTTGGCGATGCCTGACACGGTGGCTGCGATGCTGTCGCCCCAGGCTTTGAGGGTTTGCTGGGCGGCGCTGATGGCTCCCTTGAGTCCGGTTTGGATTTTCGCGCCGACCTGCACGGCGAAACCGCTCAATGAGGATACGGCCTTGTTCGCGAATCCGGCTATCTTGGAGCCGAGCGGTTTCCAAATGGCGTCTACGCCGAGCAGGCTACGCACGAGGCTGCCGAGCGCTCCAGAGAGTCCGGTGAAGGTGGATTGGCCCCGGCTGATGCTCGAGAATCCAGCCGAGAACGAGCTTGCCATCGTCTTCATGGAACCGGATACGGTGTTGGTGCCCTTGGCGAGTTCGTCCTCGGCGGCCTTGAGCGCCTTCTTCGCGTCCGCGAGCCGTTCGGCGGCGTCGTTGGACTTGTCGAGAGCGGTGGCCTGACGCAACTGGGCTTTTTCGAGATTGATGGAGGCGGTCTGCGCCTGAGTCGAATCCGACCCGTATCTGGCGATGGCCGAGTTGAGCCTCTCCTGCGCCTGCTGCACGTTGACCGTGGCCTGACGGTAGTTCAGGAGCGCGGCGCTGGCCTTGGAGGACGCCTGCGCCGCGTCACGCTTCAACGGTTTCAGCACATCGTCGGCGACGCCCCGGGCACTCGAACCGAATGCCTTTTTGAAGCTGCCGCCGAACGATTTGCCGATTTTCGAACCGTTGCCGAACGCCTGGGAGAAACGGTTGGAACCGGACTTGCCGGCCCCCCGCATCTCCTTGTCGACCGCGCTGCGGAAGCCCTTCATCGAGGGGAATATCGACACGTGGCCGGTTCCCACTTCCGATCCGAAAGCCATAAGGCGACTCCCCTCTTAGTTGATGGTTGTTTATCCGAAGAGCTTGCTCATATGCGTTTCGGCCTCGTGGATCTCCTCGGCGGTGGGCTCGTCCGTTTCGGGTTCGCCGTCCACGTCGCCGAGCAGCGTGGAAGCGCCGAGGAACTGCAATACGGTGATGTCGGTGGCGCTCATGGGGAACATGAGGCCGATGAGCGAGGCTCCCGTGTAGGAGGACGGGTCGCCGCACAGCGCCGTGTACAGGTCGATGGCGTCACGGTAGGGGAGACGCCGGCCGAGATCGTGTTCGATGCTCCACCCGAATCGGGCGAAGTCCGCTCGGACCTTTACTCCGTCATCGGAGTTGAGGATTCGGCAGAAGTCGGCGATTTTCCCAGTTCGACGCCCTGTGATTTGGCGAGCGTCTCTCCGTAGTCCCGGATGAGGTTGAACGCGACCTGCATGGGTTCGTGTTCGAGTCGTTCGGCCTGCTCGTCGCCGGCGAAAACGGTGAGGATGCGTTTGACCTGTTCGAGGCTTTCCGTGTCGGTCTGTGTGTTCGACAGGGCCTCGAAGTCGGCGATGGAAAGATAGAGGGGCAGTTTGTAGACGGTGCCGCCGAGTGTCAGTGCCCAGTATTCGTTGTTTTTGATGATGTGTCGCACCTTGACCTGGTTGGCGACCTCGGCGAGGACCTCGGCCTCCCTGGTCTCGTCCCAATCCTCGAATTCAGCGATCGAGGGTGCCGTGTTCTGCTGCTTTGCCATGATGGTTCTCCTGTCATACGTGTTTCTCCTGTCGTTGGTGTTGGGGCTCCCCGCATGCCGACAGGAGAGAGGTCATGCGGGGAGGGAATCGTTGTCAGACCGCCGCGTAGGACTGCAGGTAGCGGCTGTTGCCGCCGTCTACGGCGGGATCGAGCTGCCATGTGGCGGTCAGCGAGAGGCCGGACACCTCGCCGCGCGTATCCTGCGCCGGCTCGTTGCCGGTGATCTGGATGACGCCGAGACGACGGCGTTTGCGGCTGGACTTGTAGATGGTCTCCTGATAGGCGAACCATTTGGTGTCCTGGATGATGTCCTTGACGTGGTAGACGCCGGTTTCATCGGGCCTGCCGATGGTCATGAGGCGGGTGAGGTCGTTGTCCTCGGCGGCGGTGAACGCGAGCGTCAGCGTCGGGTCGGCGTTGAGCGTGTAGCCCGGCTGGTGGAATTCGGTGGCGTCGTCGCCGTCGCGGGAGTCCTGCGGTGCTCCGTCGCTGGTGATGAGGCCAACTGTGGCGGAGGAGGAGCCGAACACGTCGCCGAGTTCGGTGATCGGGTCCGCCACGCTGGGCGCGATCTGCGAGGCGGTCAGCGTCTTGCCTGCCACATAGGGGGCGACGATGATCTTCGACGTGAGTACGTTCTTGACGGCATTAAGGTCGTTGCCCTGGTTGTCTGCTGTCATTCCATGTCCTTTCAAACGAAAAGGCCCTACACATTGTGTAGGGCCTAGGAAAACGGTTAAGGGATTGGTTAGTGTTCGCCGACCGTCGAATATTCGACGATCAGGTAGTAGTGCGCGGTGTCGGAATCGTCGGACACCGGGTATGGGCCGTTGCACGAGGAATCATCCACGGAAACGATTGGCGAGCCCTTGGCGAGGGCGATGGCCGGATGTTCGGTGAGCGTCGCGTAGACGCGACGGGCGAGAGTCTTGCACGGCTTCTCGTCCTGACGGCTCCATCCGTACACGTTCACGCCAATCGAACGGTCGAAATGGCCGAGCCCGTCCGCGTTGCCGCCAGCGTCCCGGACGGTGACGAGCGGATACGCGCCCTGATAGTCGGGAGGCTTCTTGCTGCCCACCTGCAAACCATCCACATCGGTGATATGAGTGCGCAGGTAATCACAGAGGAAAGCCTCCATGTCGGGAGGCAGTATCAATGTCATGTCTTCGCCGCCTTCAACGCCTTGCGGAGATTGCCGGTCTTGGATTCGACCAGCATGGTCTTCGGATCATGGCCGACCACCATGAAGGTGGTGCGGTGCGCGCGTTGGACGGCCTCGACCTGCAGGCCGTCGCGGTAGGCTCCCGTATCCACGGGCGCGTTGGCCTTGGCCACGCCGAGCGCCTTCTCGGCGGCACCTCGGGTCAGGGCCCTGACGCCGGCCGAGTTGAGCATCTGGTCGAAGAACGAGTCGTTGAAATGCACTTTGATCTGTCCGCTTCCGGCCATCGGCTACCCCTTCCACTCGGTGAGCTGGACTTCCAGCGTGGGCTGCCAGCCGGTGAACGCGTTCACGTCACGGCTGGGGAAGCCGGACACCTCCCACATGCGGCCGTCCGCCGGTTCGGGTCGGATACGGTCACCAAGCCGGATATCCGCATTCGGGTCGGCGACGGTGAGCACCGCCGTGGAGGTGGTCTGCACGTCCAACACATCGGGCGTGCGAGTCGAAGTGCTCGATGCCAGGGCACCATGCACTTCCAATTCGACAGGATGCTTCCAATCCTCCGTGGTCTGCGCGGGATTGTACGGGTCGGCTTTACGCGAGGCGCGCAGACGAACGAACCGTGTGGCCGCAGGCAGGCCGGAGGCATTGATGTCATCGATGATGCTCACGGCAGCGCTCCTAGCTTGTACCGGTCGAGTTTCGCCAGCTCGTCGGCCATCAACGACACGTTGTAGGTGACGCTGCTGCCGTTTACCGACTGGGATTGGATGACGCCGGCGGAGGCCATGCTCGCACGCTTCGCGGCGTTGATGAGCACGCCCATCACGTCCGGCACCTCATCCGGCGTATAGCCGGCGTGGATGCGGTAGCGTATCGCGGCCACGCCGGCCGGGAAAACGCCGGCGGTGCATTCTACCAAACCCGTGGTGGGGTCGTAGGCGTAGTGCAGCCGGTTGCCGGCGCTGTCGGTCAGCTCGTCGACGGAGGTGACATGGCGTGCGGGGAGACGAATCACCTTGCCTCCCCGCGAATTGGCTACGCCCGACAGTTCGATGTTCGGCGTGATATGCCAGCCGCACGTGCGGCGGATGGCCGTCTGCGCCGCCTTCAGCCAGAACTCGCCGTCAGCGTCGAAGCCTGACGGGTCGGTGATGATGTCGGGAATGGTTTCATCGGCCATCGTTCGCCTCCAGTCGATTCACGTTAGGCCACGGTGAAGGCGTGCGACTTGTCGTCGGTGCCGACCCAAGTGCCGCCGGTGATGGCATTGTCGGAGTTCTTGGTCAGGGAAATCGACTTCACGCCCACGCCGGCGGCACCGGGAGCACCATTCTTGCCGGCTGGCCCCGGATCGCCATTGCCGCCTTTCGCGCCGGCCGGAATGCCAAGCGTGAGCACGCCATCCGCGAGCGTCGCGGTGGGAGCCGCGCCGGCGGCGAGGGCCACGGCCGTCACCGAGGTGATGGCCGCACCGTTCGCCTTGGTCAGGTCGATGGGATTGCCGGCGGCGTCGACCACGACCACCGGCTGCGGATACGTGCTGCCATCACCGGTATCGACCCCGGTCTGCAGCACCTTGGTTGCGTCACTCATCGGCGGTCACCTCACTTGGCCTTCTTGCCGAGGGCGACGGACACGAACGCCTTCGGGTACTTGACCTGCAGGCCGAGGCGTTCGCGCACGCGGAACGTGATGAGATCGTTCGTGAAATCATCGGAATGCGAGTTGGTGGACTCGGCGCGCAGACCGCCCTTACGGATGACCGCGCCGCCGAGCTTGAACGCGCCGACCAGAGCGGTGCCCTGGGCGATGGCCTCGGTGACCACGGTCTTGAGGCCCCACAGCGGCGGATCCTGCATGATGGTGCCGTTGCCGTACTGGCCGTTGAAGTAGCCGCCGCCGTAGTACTGGCCGTTCGCGTCCTTGGAGAGGCGAATGGCCTCGTAGTCGGCGGGGTTGATGACCAGCGCGTCCGCGCGGAAACCGGTGGCCAGCGCGATCTTGGTGCGGGCCTTGAAGATGCGGTCCGGGTCGGAGTCGGTGTCCTGCACCATCTTCTGGATGTCGCGGGAGAGCAGACCCTTGATGTTCGCATCGGAGCCGTTGCCGGACAGCAGCTGGGTCTCTTCCAGCAGCTGCAGGTTGTAGCGGGCGTGGTTGTTGATTTCGGAGACGATGTAGGAGAGGTCTTCGGCCATGTTGTCGGTGACCTTCCACCAGGCGGCGACCTCCTTGAGGCTGTCGGACTCCCAGCGGGGGGCCGGCAGATGGGTCTGCGGCTTGGCACCGCCCTCGCCCACGGTTCCAGCGCCGCCCTCGAGCGCGCCATAGACGGGGTATTCCACGGTGTTGGCGTTGCCGCTCAGGGTGACGGAGCCGAACAGGTCGGCGACCACGAGCGGACGCTCGTAAGGCCACACGCCGTTCATGTCGATCTGGGTGACGACCGGCTGGTATCCGGTGCCAGCCGTGCCGGTGCCCGCCACGTGCATGTCGGTCGCGGCCTTGAACTCGCTGGAAGCGAACGGGTGCGCCTTGGTGCCGATGACGGTCATGCCGGCCTTCTTCAGCTCCTGCGCGTACAAGTCGCCCAGCGTCTTGGCGGCGGGAGCCGTCTTGGCCTCGGGCTTCACATCGTCCACGTTCAGGTCGTTCACGCCCTTGAACAGGTCGACGCGCTCCTGAAGACGCTTGGCCTCCTCGAAGCGGTTCTTCAGTTCGGTCGCCTCATCATCGGTGAGGTTCTCCATGCCCTTGTCGTACAGGGCCTTGACCGCCTTCTTCTCGGCGGCCAGCTTCTCCATGTAACCCATGGATCATCCTTTCTATTGGTTGTTTGCCAGCGAGAGGAAGTCGCTGATTTCCTTGACCCACTGCGGGGCAAAACTCTTTTTCGCCTTGCCGTCGTCCGGCTCGGGCTTGTCCGAATCGTCCGGCGTATCGTCGTCCGGCTCGTCATCGGGTTTGGAATCGTCCGGCTCGTCGTCGGGGGTTTCGGTGATGGAATCAAGCAGTTCGCCCAATACCTCGTAGGCCGTGCGAATCTTGTCCTCGTTCGCCTTGCTTATGGCCCGGCCGGCCTTGACCTCGAGCACCTCGGCCCCCTGATTGGCGGCGACCTGCACGAGACTGATCTCAAATAGTTTGAGCTGGCGAATCTCCCGGTAGCCGTCCCAAGGGCTCTTCGATTCCTCGCTTTCGACCCACGCGGTCTTCTCGGCGATGAAACCGATGCTCATCTGGTGGATGAGGCCACGCTTGAGCAGGTCGTAGGCTCGCTTGCCCTCCGCGATGTCGGTGTCGAGCTTCGCGGTGATGAGCAGGCCATGCTCGTCCTCCACGGCGCTCAACGTCTCCCCGATCACATCATTGGGTGAGTCGTCCTTGTGCTGCCAGTGGATCGGAATGCCCGCACCGCCGTTATTGAAGTCGGCGGATAAGGTCTGCTCGAAGGCACCCTTGACAATCACATCGTCGTACAGGTCTTTCTCCCACGTGCTCGCGTAGCCGGAGAACACGCCGCCGCTGCTGTCGTCGGTGGCCTTGAGCTCCTTGAGCTCGTAGCCGAGATAATCAAGACTCATCTGAGGCTTCTCCCTTCGTCATCGAGTCCCATGACGCGCGGAAACCGGCGTCATACGTGTAGAGGCGTTTGAATTCGGCGAGCATCTGCTTGCCGTTCGGGCTCGCGCCTTGTTGCGCGTTCTGGGTCTGGCCGCCGTCCTGCGGGCTGGGCTGGCCGCCCTCGCTCACGTTGAGCGGGGTTATCAGCTGGTCGCCGCCCGGCAGTTTCGGCCGGTCGAGCAGTTCGCGCGCCTCGTCGGTGGTCATAAACGGCCGGCCGGTGGCGGTGGAGAGAGCCTGATACTGGGTCTCCATCGTTCCGCGCAGCTTCGCGTCCAAATTCGCCTTGATGTAGCAGTCCGGTTCGCCCACCGCCTCGGGCAGCGTGAGGTTCAACGCCTCCTCGAACGCCACCAGATACGGCAGCAATTCCACGTTCCACAGCTTTTCCTTGTATGCGGCGATGTTGCTGTTGGTGCCGGTGCGGAAGCCGATGTTTTCTGGGCTGATTTGGAATGCGAGGCACACCTGTTCGTTGATTTTTTCGCGTGCCTCCAAGTCGGCCATGTCCACCGGTTTGAACAGGTTGTCGACGGTGCGGATCTCCATGCCGTCTTTGAATACCGGCCATGTGCCGGCCATGCCGCCGCCTGCAACGTAGTTGCGCAGGCCTTGGGTGAAGTCGTCGTAGTCGGCCTGTGATTCCCAGGGCATTTCCTTGGGCCGGTACACGTAGGCGGGTATCTGGTAGCCGTTTTCGGCTATCGATTTGCGGTATTTCGCCATCGCCCTTGCCTCCGCGAGCAGGGGGCGCAGCACGTCGGTGATCGGGTCGCCGAGGTTCAGGCCGTCGATGTAGCCGATGTCGAGCACGATTCGCGGATCCGGCAGCCGATAGGTGCCGCCCTTGTTCTCGGCGACGCTGCTGATGGTCACGCCTGTCAGCTCGCCGAAACCGTTCGCCGTGAGACTGTATCCGTCCGGGGGGATGCGGCGCAGTGTATTCCCGTCGCCCGCACGATTGCTGCCGAGCGTGCACAACCACTTGTCTTCGAGCAGCATGTCACGGATGAGAGTCGCGTAAAACCTGTAGCGGCTCATGCCCGGCAATTCGCTCGGATGGCGGATGAGCTTGGCCAGTGCGCCGTCGCGCACCTCTTCCGCGTCGCCGTCCGCGTTCTTCCGATACACCTTGAGCGGCAGGGAGGCGAGTTGGCGGCTGATGAAGTCCACGACAACGCGGACCGCGTATTCGCGACAGTGCATGCCGTTCGCATAGCCGGCGAATTCGGCGTCGGCGGGCCAGCTGATGGCCTCGGGCATCGAATCCTTGATGGTCGGTGTCTCCGGTTCAGCGTTCTTCATCGCCAGCACGGCCGGGCCGTGCAGCAGATTGTTCAGAAATCCCATCCACGGCTCCTTCGGAAGATGGCTAGAATGTGACTCGCACGTTGTGCGAGGGCTCGTATTTCGGTTTCTCTGGCTCGCCGCTCATCGTCTCGAGCGCGTACAAGGCCTGACTTTCGGCGATGAGGCCGGAAATGTGCATCGCGCTCTGGTTCCGGTCCCACACCTCGACCTCACCCAATCGGCGGGTCACGGCGACGTTCACCTGTTGTTCGATGGCCGGCTGGGGGAGGTGCCGGAGCTTGTTTTCCTTCACCCGGTCGCGGAAACGGCCGGTGGCGGCTCCCAAGCGGAAGCCCTCGATGAGGTGCACCGTCCAACCGGCCTCCGCGAGCGGATCCGCGAAGTCCACGGCCGGGCAGCCCTTGGACTGCACGGCGATTTCATGGATGTTCGGCCATGCCTCGCGAAGCAGCTTCAAGTACTTCGGCACCCAGAGCATGCCGTCACGGCGCACAATCAGTTCGACGTGCGGCAATCCGTCCTCGCGGTAGCCGGCGGCGGCGATATAGGTGGTCTCACGGTCGGCGCTGGTGTCCACGGAAAGCACTACGCGCCCGTCATCGGGGATACGGGACTTCGGGTCGATGCCGCGCTTCCACAGCTTCGGGTTGATGTACGGCGTGATGTCGGCCGTCACCCACTGGCACAAGACCTCGGTGCGGTACGCGGCTTCGGTCATGCCGTTGATGTCGGCCGCGATACTCCGATACGTCATCGGCCCGTAACCCATGGAGGGGTTCGCCTGACGAATGCCGTCAAGGTCATCCAGCTCGCATTTATCCGGAGCCGACCACTCAAAATACCCATAGGACGGGTCATGTTCATCGGCCCACTCGTCCGGCGACTGCTTGCCGGTCTCGACCGACGCATTCCATGATTCAGCCAGGGCACGTCCCTCGTCGACGACTCGGCGCAGTACGACGCTGCGATAGTCGCCCGCGTTCGAGATACCCCACAACTGACTGGACCAGATGGCTTTCGTGGTTTGACTGACTGCGTTCCAGCCATCGTCGGTATGCTGTTCGCGCAGCTCATCGAACACGACGCGGCTGGCGCTCTTGGAACGGATGTTCTTGTCGGCTCGCACGATGTACTGCGCCTTGTTCCGGCAGATGATCGCCTCTTCGCCATGCGAATTGTTGACCCGCTGCACACGCTTCTGCAATACGGGCACCGCAAGAGCGGCCTCGCCCTCGGAAGCCGGATTCGGATTACACCAATTCAGCACGGCCTGATACGGGGCACGAGCATTGTCCAACGTCTGCGCGGCACCGACCACGAGAAACTTCCAAGCCGGCGACAATTCCGGATGACGGCCAGAATCAACGAACAGCCACCACGCAACCAGCACGCTCATCACCGTGGTCTTGCCGTTCTGGCGCGCGACCTCGGTCACCACGCGGCGGAACCGGTAGGAGCCGTCCGGCAGAAGCTCAAGCCCGTGGATCAGCAGCCATTTCTGCCACGGGTAGAGATGCACGTGGAGAAACTTTTCGGCGAACTCGATGACCGCGTAGCCGTTTGATGTTTCCGGCGTCAGTTCGCGCAGCGGGGGAGTGAATATGCGTGGCGTGGTGATGCCGTGGGCATCGTCGTTGATTTCGCCGATGCCCATGACGCCTCCTAGCTGATTTTCGCCAGATACTCCTCAAGCTCATCCGCCACCGGAGTCGCCTCGGGCTTGGCGGCCTTGCCCCTCGCCGGTTTCGCCGGCTTCTCCTCCTCGGGAACCAGTCCGAGAGCCGCGCAATATTTCAGGAACGTCGGCAGCGAGGTATTGTCGTTCTGCGGCACAGCCGGACGGGTACCCTTTCCCTTCGCTTCGGCGTCCGATATGGCCTGTTCCGCCAATTCGTCCCAATGGTCGATTTTCCATGCAAGGGCCCGGGCGGCGGCGACCGTGGCTGCGTCCTTCGCGCGCAGATGCTTGGCGTTGCGCAGCGAACGCTCCAATGCGTCGGCCACCGTTTCCTGCGGAAACTGTTTCGGCATGGAACCTCCTTCGCGCGTGACCCCCGGCCGAATATCGAATATTTTTCGGAGGGAGAGGAAGAGCGGCCATGCGGGTAGTGCCCCGGTGGCGGCCGGTTTTGGGATTCTACCGCCCCTCCCGGTGGTCAGGCTTTGATGGCGTTGGTGAATGCGTTGATTCCTGCGGTGAGGATTCGTGTGAAGCCCACGCTATCAACTTTCGGCATTATCGTGCCGTTGTTGTTGACGACTTCAACTGTGATTGGTAGGTCTGCGTCGACGCTGGCGAGGTCATAGCTTACGTTGTCCGCGCTGAGGCTGGCGCTGATGTGGAGTGTGATGGTGCCGGTTGCTTCGCGCAGTGTTTGCCCGCATGCGGTCTTGACCGGTTCGTCGATGTCCATGATTGTGTTGCTCCTATGCTGTTTTGATCCATTGTCTGCTGAGTGTGCCGATTGGTGTGGCTGGGTCTTTGTTGCCGCGCAGGTTGTTGCATTGTGTGTGTGATGGGCGGAAGCCTGCGGGGTCGTGTTGCAGGTCTGGGCGTTTGGTGACGGGATAGAAGTGGTCGAGGTTGAAGCTGTCGTCTGTGGTGTTCTGTGGTGCGTCGTAGTCGATGGGCATTCCGCAGAGCCAGCATGGACGGTGTTCTGCTTTGCATTCGAGGAAGAATTTCTTGCGGTCTTTTTCGAATTGGCGTCCGCCTTTGCGGACTTGGCGGCTGTAGCTGACCATGATGCCGTCACCCCGCAATCATTGGAGAATAGGTGTCCCTCGCCTCGGATTCGAACCGAGACTGTATCGGACTTGAATCGGATGCCTCTGCTGGTTGGGCTAGCGAGGGGTTGAAATATCAGGAGTTTTCGGCGTGTTTTGTTGTGCTCTCCTTGCATATCTATAGTAGTTGTGTTACTGTAGATATATCAGCAGAAAGGAGGTATCCGATGAGCCCAAAGGATTGGTTTGATGTCATCAACGGCATCATCGCCAACGTCATCGCCGCAGCCGCGCTAGCCATCGCAGTCAAGCGAAGACCGAAGCACAAGAAGTAAAAAAGGTTCCGGCTAGACCTATTAGCCGGAACCTCCCGCCAATCCTATCCCATCGGAGAACGCATCATGAGAACATCACTGATCTTCGGAATCGTCGCCGTGGTATTCGGTGCCGTGGCCTTGGTCGGCGCACTGTCCAGCAGCCCGATAGTATCGGGCGGCTTCGGTCTCGCGGCCGGAATCATGGGTCTCGCGGCCGGAATCATCAACGGCAAGGACGGCGACAATGGCGACTGAATATCTCGGCGTCAAACAGGTCGCAGAACGCCTTGGCATCACCAGTGGCGGCTTGCTCAACCTCAAGCTCCCTGAGCCCGACGCCACGATAGGGCGCACGCGCGGCTGGTTGCCTGAGACCATCGATGAATGGAACGCTCAACGTCCGGGACGTGGTGTCGGAGGGGGGAGACCACGCAAAAACAAAGCATAGATACGCGAAAACCCAGCCACATGAGCTGGGTTTTTCGACACTAATCCACTGACATTATGCGGTCACAGTTAGCTCTTTGTCAAGTCCGCCACTGATGACGAGCCGGTAGACGCTGCTGTATGAAATGCCTTGGGGCGTGACATCAAGCTTGCCTCGGGATTTCCACACGGTGAGCGTATGCCTTTTGACGGTGATTCCCGCGTCCGTGAACGCCTTGGCTATCTCAGCCGCAGACCCGCGCCTGGAATCATCCCAACACAACGTCTTGAGCCTACGCAGTTTAACCGTCTGCGCTCGCTGTTCCCTCCCGCAGACCGGGCATGTCACCCACTGGTCTGCTGCCCCAGCGGTGAGCATGGTCTCGCATAGTTCGCAGGTACCTATCTCGCGGCGTTGCTCCGGCGGGTCCAGCGCAGCATCGACTTTGCGTGCGATGCCGTCAACGACGTGCATGTAGAAGCCCGCGTCCGCGAACGTGGCGAGCCTGGGGTGGCCTGCGCATGCGATGAGCGTGGCCTTCAGATCCTCGTTGCGTTTGTCTTTGCGCCAGTCCAAGGCGTCGATGCCGTCGAGGCAACGCCATAGTTCACGGGCCGTCGCGTCGAGCATGTCGATCAGGTCGAGCACGTCGAGCCTGATTGGAGTCGGGGGAGTGGCGGTCTGGATTCGCGTGGGCGAATGCCCGCCCGGATGCAGGGTCGCGTCCAACGAGTCGTGCAACGGCGTGACGTCGCGCGCCAGTCGCAGGAGCGTGCCGGCGAAACGCAGCTCGCATGCCTCGCACAGAGAATATCCCTCTTCGGTTATCGTTTTGCAGTTCTGGCAGTTCACGTTAGCCCCTTCCGGCTGGTCGGCTAGAATAATGCTTGGATCTCATCGCCCTGGCCGACCTTGTTGGCTGGGGTTTTCTCATGCTTGAGCTGGCTGTACGGCATATCCCATATGCGTTTGAATTCGGCTATCTCCTGTTTCGACAGTTTCGGCCCGCCCCATGGCTTGCCCGGCGGCCGCTCGCGGGTTGGTGGTTTGAACGGTTTGACGCTTATCCGGGCGAGATGGCACATGTGCATGGCCAGATACTGGCCGTCCGGCATGATGCCCGCGCTGCCGCATGTGCTGCGCAACAATGGGTGTCCTACGGAGGGCAGCCAGACCACGCGCGTCAATGGGCGGCCGAGGATTATCGCCACGGTCAGGTCATCACCCTCCACAAGTCCGCAGTCCCATGACTCCCACACGCTCTCCCGATCCTGGATAATGTACAGGCCGCACCCCTCGCAGACAGTGACCACGAGGGGGCTGGATTTCGGGATGAATTGGCGCAGCCATGGGGGCTTGCGCTCACGGGCGCGGGGGCTGCTCATTCCTCCGTCGCCTTTCTCCTCGCCGCGTTGAAGGCGGTTCTGATGATGTTTTCCAGCCATGCGCCAGGAAGCGCGATGAACTTTCGGGTTTCGTCCATGGCGGCGGCAATCTCCTCCTCGGTGATTTCGCGGTTTGCGCAGGCCTTGTATCCTCTTGCCCATGCCCATTGCAAGTCGGCGTCGACGTACGAGGGGTCGCGTTGTTCCCGGGCTTCTATCTCACGGTCGATGATGCTCATTTGTTTCCTCCGTTTCGTCGTTGAGTGCCGTTTCGATTCGTATGCACAGGTCGACGGCTTGCTGCCATCCGTTCCGATAGCCGATGACGAACGCCTCGGCCGGACTGTCGTTGCCCAGCCCCGATGAGGCCAATGCGTTGAGGGCTTGTTGGGTGAGGTCAATCGGTTCGGCCATGGGTCAGTCCTCCCATTTGATGTCCTGGATTTCATGCAGCACCGCTTCGCAGGCGGTGATGAGTACGCTGAGCATACGGCGGCCGTGATGTCCTCTCCGGTCAAGGTTGAACAGGACGGGATGGCCTTGACTCCACTGGTCGATGCCGATGGAGGCGATTGGGATGGTTTCGACCAGATTGGTGTCAGCATCCTCACAGCGGTATTGGATGGTGACGGATTCTTTCATGCTTCCTCGCTTTCAGTCGTGTAACAGTTCGCGTCGAGCCAGTCTGCGATGAGGCGGAAGTCCTTGGCCCATTGGATGCGGGTCTTCCGTTCCAGCTCGTCCTTGGGTGCCGGTTTCGGCTCTTCGAAGTTGAGCAGTCCGTATTCGGGTTTTTTCAGGTAGTGGCAACGAGCGTGCTTGCCGTTGGCGGCCGAGGCGACCCGCTTGTAGTTGATGAGCTGGAGGATATGCAGCATCTCCAATGCTTTGGTCGGATCGAAGTTCGGCGTCTCGGGGTCTGCGTCGAACCGCTTCCTCAATTCGGGCACGGTGCCTTCTCCGTTGCACAGCTCCCATGCGGTCGCTTCGATCTGCTTTCTGAATGTGAGTGCCATTTTGGTCTCCTTGGGTTTTGAGGGAATATCTAGTGTTGTTGAGGGGTGTTTTTGGGCTTTTCCGAGGGGCGAGCCTTAGCTTTTCCCACACCCGACCACACACGTAGTGTGGTCGGGGAGTGTGGGGAAGAGCTAGTCTCGGTGGCTCAGTTTTTTTGGGAAGAGCTGGGAAACGTTCGGGAAAAACGGAAAATCTAGATGTCGAGGTGGTTCCCATCGTCCAATTCGCTCACCTCCTCCCTGCTCATACGGTCCACGAAAGAATCCGACTTTGGGTCGTCTATCTGCCGGTAGGGGCGTGCCGACCGGTAGCATGCGCGGTTGTGTCTGCTGGCGCGGTTCGTCACATACCCCTCCTCCAGCAGCAGTCTGATGGCTTTCGACATAATCGCGGTCTTGGCGCCGGAGCCATCCGATTTCAAGGCGTCGAACAGTTCCGATTGGCTTGGTTCCTCTATGGCGTTCTCGACGAGCTGACTGATTTTCTCCATGAGTCCGGTGGGTCGGAAGTCGTCGCGTTTCGCCTGTCGGTCTTCGCTGGGCATCATGTTGGGTCGTGCGATGGTGACGTGCATGAGTTTCGGGTCCGTGGAGTTGATTTCGATGCGTGCGGCTTCTCTCAGGTGTGAGCCGTTGCTCCAGTTGACGGCGCAATGCTCCTCGATCTCCGAGATTCGGTCCTTGCCGCTTTTGATGACGATGGTGCCTTTCACGCCCTTGCCGACGGGTTTGGTCATGTCCACGCTGTAGCTGATGCCGTCGATGAGGGCGAGTTTTTGCATCGAGCCGCCGGCGTAGCGGCCTCGATTGTCTTTGGACTTGACGACGTGGTCGATGAGTACGACCGCTGGCCCGCATGCCGAGATGAGTCGGGGCATGGTGTTGTACCAGGCTGCGATGTCGTCGCCGCTGTTGCTGTCGAGGCCCGCGTAGGCGAGGCAGCTGGTGACGCCGTCGATGATGGCGAGCGTGGCGGTGTCGGCGTAGTCGAGGGTTTCGCGCCAGCCGTCGAGGCTGGTGGGGCTGCTGGGCTTGGCGCTGGGGCGCACGTAGTGGAAGTGAGCCACTATCTGCTCGCCGGCCACGCCGAGCAGCAGGAGGCGTTTGACCACGTTGCGCGCGCTGTCCTCGTAGTCGATGTAGATGACATCATGGCTGCTCTTGAGTTCCTGTGCGGCGGCTATCTGGGCGATCATGCTTTTGCCGCAGCCGGGTTCGCCGTGCAGGTCGTTGACCGCGCCACGGTAGAAGAGGCCTTGGCCGTCCTCTCGTTGGAACACGGTGGGCGTGGGCGGCAGTTCAATGCCGGAAGCGAGCTGGGTGAGGTCTTCGAACTGCCAGCTGGAGGAGGCGTTTTTACTTGCCTCGTGACTTTCCATTGAACCGTTTTGAACCGATGCGACGGGTGTTGAACCGGCTTGAACCGGCATTGTTCCAGTGTTTTGAACTGCTTCCGGGTGACTTTCCTCCATTTGATTCGCAATCGTGTTTTGGATGAGTTCGTCGAACTCGCCGGGCGTCATGCGTTCGATTTTCGACTGCTCGCACGGATCCACATGCGATTGCACGCCGTTGACCTTCTCCATCGCGCCACTGAGAATGCTGGCCCATTCGCGCGCCGCCTCACGCTCCTTGCCTTGACGGTCGGGGGCCACCTCGGCGATGAACCGTGGCTTCAATTGGCTGATGGCGTCGAGCGCTCCACGATGGCCTTCCTGCGCGAAGTTCACCAACGCCCAGACGGCCTGCAGCGTGGTGTCATGCCTTGAGCCTTTGGAAGCGGGGTTGGCGAGCGTCTTGTTGAGGAACGTGTTGACGGCCTTGCACATGCGGTCGTCGTATTCCCTCGGATTCGAGGGGGTTAAAGTGTTCGAATTCGAACACTTTAATTCCTTCGGGTTCGACATATTGTCGGGCTTGCGCAGATAGTCCACCCACTTCCATGGCAGTGTCGCCAGATCCGAGATGTGGGGGAGTGTGCTGGCGAATGCGCCGCTTGGCGTGTACCAGCAGTACATTTCGCCGCTCGGGTGGATCGACGGCCAGACCACGGAATACCGGTGGCCGGGTTGCAGGATGTCGACTCCCTCGATGGCGCCGCCCTTCCACGCGAGGCCTTCGGGCACCTTGTAGAACAGGTGGCGTGCCGGACTGTCGATGCCGTGCGCCGTGCTGCTCCACGTGGCCGGAAGCATGCCCAGTTCCTGAGAGAGTTCGCTGATGCCTTTCGCCCCGTCCGCCTTGACCTGATGGCCTTGTGCGGCGTCGATGTCCAACACCAATACGCCTTCGGGGATGACGATTCCCGTGTTCGCGTCCGGGGTCGCCTGCGACCAGACCTGTACTTGTTCGTCGGTGACGGGTTTGCGGCTGCGTCCAGTGAAACCGCTGGGTGGTGGGGTCTTGCGGCCTTCCGGCAGGGGGATGACCTGCATCCAGCCCGCCGCACGGTACAGTGGCGCGGCTGCCGCGTATCCGTAGATGTCGGTCATCCTTGAAACTCCTTTGATGTGATGTGAATATGTGGTTGGTGCCGTGCACGCCTTTGCATGCGTGCCGGCCGCTTGGATACGGCTACGGCTGTACGGGGGTCGGGTCAGTCCCTGTCGGAATCCTTGCTCTTGTGCCAGCCCAGGAGCACGAGCCTCACGCTCATGAGCTGCAGGCTTTCCGAGTCGACGTCACAAAAACCGGCCTGGTCGGAGGCGAGGGAATCCATGTCCTTCACCAGTTCGATCCACTGGTTCTGCAGGTGTTTCAGCAGCTCGTCCACTAGAACTCACCTGTTTCCAATTGCTGTTCCGAGCCGCCGTGGTTCTGGGGTTGAGCCTGGTCGGTGACGGCGGTGACCGCTTCGACCGGCACGCCCAACAATGCGGCTATCTCCTGCGGGCTTTTGCCCACGGCCTTCAACTGGTTGACCTTCATCGGATCAGCCTGCTGCTGTGGCTGGCCGAGCTGTACCGGCTGGGCGGGTTGCTGCGGCTGCTGCTGCGTCGGCGGGTTCCATGGGTCGACCGGAGCCGGCGCATATCCCTGATTCGGGGCCTGC